TGATTTATATTGCTAAATACATAGTCAAGAACAGAACAAGTGAGTCTCTGAATAGCTCCGTTGTAAACATAGAATCCGCCACGATCCATAAAATAAACAACATCTCCTGCGCTAGTCGCAGCTTTTGGAGAGACCATAGAGAAACCTTCACTTATCAGAGAAAACTGATAGGTAAATGGAGACCCCGAAAAACGCATTGAATGAATGCTGTTATCCGTAAAGATTAATATCTCTTGCCTAGTCTTAACCGCTCCCATAATGAAAGAGCCAGCAGGGAGAGAAACTCCGCCCGAAGTGTTTGTTGCTGTTGGAGTCCAGTCAAAAGGATTTTCTTGGTCTGACCACCTGATAAAGAGAGGGTCTAATGTTGAAGAGCCTATTCCATTTGTCCCAAAAGCTATAACGTGCCTGTCCGTATCAGACACCATTATTTGAAGAGAAAGAATTGGACAATTCACCGCAGCAGCATTACTTGCTAACGTAGCCGCCCTAGTTGTAAGTCCCGCGCTCTCATCCCAATAATAAATGTCTCCGCCTCTGGGATTGATTATGAGGTCATCGCCAAAGGTATCCTCGCTATACAGCCTAAGTTGATTACCAGAGCTTATGGCAGTGGAGCCACCCCACGCAGAAGAACCAAAAGTTCCCGCACCAAATCCAGTAGAAGGAACAAAAGTATTAAGACCTACATTTATTTGATACGTTCCAACGATTGAAGACCCGCCATTACCTGTGTCGGACGCATTAGCTAGAACCTCAGATCCTCCAGTATCTTTAGCCTCTATCGTGTAGGAGTTGCCATCTATGATAGTAGCTACTTGATATTCTTGATTTAGAACGGGGGCAGTTATATTCCCGCCCAAACTAACAGCGCCAGAGTATGTAACAAAGTCTCCTTGCTGCGCCCCGTGACTAGTGTCTGCAACAGTAAGAGTCGCATCCCCGTTTGCTGCCGAAAATGTAACATCACCCGCAGCAGTGGTTAATCTAATTGGGGTAATGTCATAGTAAGCATCTCCTCTATTTATGTAATACTTTAGAGTAGTGCCAAGACCTAGATAGTCTGTAGCGGCAGCGGCCTTCCAGTCATGTATAGACCTGCATATTCCAAGGAATGTATTAGATGAGTATTTCTGCCACCCGCCTATTTGCTCTGGACGGCCTTTACGAAATCTAATTTTATCTGAATCATACCATCCGGTATCAGCGGTATACTTTGTGCCTTCTTTATTTACGCCCGGAGCAAACTTATATTTAACCAACATCTAAATTCACCTTTAGCCTATTTGCTAGATGAGCTTCTTTTATCTCTTTTTTGTTCTGACCTTCGTATACAACTGCGTGATGATTGTTAATAAGCTCTTTGCACAGCCACTTATTACCTACTTTAATATCCGCCAACCAACGTCCGTACTTGCCTTTCTTGTAAGTCCTTAAAATAACTTCAGTGCCTACAGGCGCAAACGCCTTGACAAACGCCTTGGCTGCGAGTCCATAACGCTTTTCTTCCAAATCTCTTGTCCGAGATTCTGGAGTGTCGATTCCATTAAGGCGCAAACAAATACCCCGCCCAGTATCACCCCGATTAACAACGCCAAAACCCAGATTGATGTCAGTAACATACATTGTGTCCCCATCAACAATTTTAGATACAGCAGCAGTAAAGATATATGGGTTAGACATAAGAGCCTACCGCCAAAATATCACTAAGTTCCAATGCTCGACCGCCTACTTGCTTTGCCCACCTAGAATCCAAGAACTCTGTAGACGCTGTCTTGTAGTCTGCCACCTCCATTGCGGCAAGAGCTTTCTTAAAACCACGCAATCTTGTAATGCCAAGATTAAATGCGATGTTAATCATTACATCTTTACGCACATCATCTAAAGAACCAAACCATTCATATTCAGATGACAATTCTACAATGACACGCTCTATATCATTCTGTAGCAAGTATTCTATCTCATCTTCAGATAGACCTATACCACCCTGCTTATCTATATTTCTTCCAACTCCGACAGTGATCTTGCCTTCAGAACACTTGTAAGCATGAGTCTTCATCCCCTCATGCCGCTTTAGCATCTCTATCAATTGATCCATTACTGACCTCTGTTGTTGCTTGATCCGAAGAAAAAGGCGCTAATACCNNNNATTAGCCCTCCGAGGTAACCCAAGATAATATTAGCCAAGGCATCATCCACAGCCTCTGCGCGGAAGGTCACTAAAAATATATAACAAAGAAAACCTAGCAGGCTTATGATGGCGAATATCTTTGGCGTTGGATCTTCTCCAAATATCTCTCTAGCAGCCTGCCGATCTTGAACTTCTACTTTAAAATTTTCCAAGTCTATATGACGATCTTCCAAGGTCTTTGAGAACTCATTCTCTGCTTCCTGTAACAAGACAATAGACTCAGGATTCTCCTCAATATACTTTTCGAGCTTACGGGGATCGGTAGTATTACTCACCCCAAGCTTATCAGCTACCAGCTTGACAGCCATTCCGCCCATCGGCCCACCTATGGCCTTTCCTACAGTAGGGGCCAAGGACGTAAGTAATCCTTTTAACTTCATTTTAAACCTCTATCATAAACGTACTTTTGAGCCGCTCACCTTCTTTGGGATAAGGAGCTATGCCTAACAGGTCAACTATTAACCCCATCGACTCTATCTTAGCTTGAATGGTTCCCACGTTCTGCAAGGCATAGGCAGCAGTGCCGCTGTTGTCAAACCACATTGACAGCCGTGCGTGGTTATCTGCCTCTACCCTGCCCGTAAGCCAAACATTGTCGCCGTTAGATAGCTCGTGGTTAATGTTTACAGACCAGCCTTCCATATCAGGAACAACCGCTCTTCCAAAACCACCCCACTCATCTTCTCCAGAGTTTATTTCACCTTCACCAAAATCTACAGAGTTTTCGCCTAGCTCAAGTTCTCGTGATTCTGGGGCTTCTTCCCAGACGCTGGCTCTGGAGTCCTTCAATTCCATTTTAGAAAATTCTATATGTACCGGAGCGCCCTGAAGAATATCTATATCTCCAGAAGCGTTATCGCCGTTCCATTTGATTTCGCTCTTAAGATCTTCTATCAACTTCTTAAACTCTGGGCTGTTGTCTATCTTGTCTGAAACACCCTCAAAGATTTCATCTAACTCAGAGCTTCTTGTGGGCGCTTGCCCTTGTATTTGTCCTGTCTGCTTTGTTTTGTCTGTAACAGGAATGTCTGTTGATCTAACTCTAACATTGACATCTTCGCCAGAAACTTCTGAAAAGTTGCCAGAAATCTGTACACGACCATTATCAGTATTAAGTGTTATTGACTTGCCATCTTCGGACACTGAGCCTTTTACGGTTTGATCTTGAGTAAGATCAAGCTCTTGCATCATCTCGGAGGAGAGGCTAACCCGGAGAGTTTCTGTTGAATTCGACTGGATCGCAGAATAGCTGCCAACAGGATTCTCGGAGCCAATGATCATCAGTACACCTTGATCCCCTCTTGCTTAGGGTCAATAAGGATTGGCTTGCAGTAAGCCCCTACTGGCTCGATGGTTGCGCTTTCTTCTCGCGTCAATGCACGAACAAAACGATTGCATTCGTATACATTACGAAAACACAGGGTTCTCCGACATGCGTCATCGCTTAGGACGGTCTCTCCTATAATGACGATAAGAGCAAAGACATGAATCATAGCGTTAACAAATAGAGCTTAATTACAGCATCTATGTTTCTGACAACTTTCCCTCAGTATCTTCCTTGACGATTTCGTCAATACTGTCGCACACATCAGGGATAGCCACGCCTGTGGTTACTTCTGTAGCCACGCGACCAACAGCCCGAATGCCTTTGTACACGCCACTACAATATAATTCTTTGTTGGCGATCATGTCCTCAGACACAGAGCATCCCGGTAAAATAAAAATTAAGCTAGATATTATTGCCAGTTTTGTCATTTTTTTGGTCCTCCAAGAACTCAGCTAGACGAGCTTTGTACCCGTCCATAAAGTGGTCAGAAACACGGTCTTTAATGCCACGATCTTTCCTGCGAAAACGCTTGCTAGGGTTTATGTGGTTGCTGCCCTCGTTAGAAAAGAAGAGCATGTCTTGAGACTTACTGGGGCCGTAGCACAGGCGTGGGACACGGGCAACGGTATCACTGCCGTTCACGCAGGAGATTTGATCGTCAAGTATAAGAGGCTTTTTAAACCCCTTGAAGAAAGTATTGGGCTTACCGAAGGTAATTAGACTCAGGTTGTCGTGCGTACCGTTTAGTTTGGCAGCAGACAATTCCGCTAGTGCCCCACCGAGGCTATGCCCACAGATTAGGGTGCGCTTCTTGTAGTCTATGTGCTCTTCGATCTCGCTCCAAACAGACTTATGCGCTGCCACAAACCCACCGTGACAAAGCCTGCCAGCATACGGTAAAGGCACTGGGAATAAGTTAAACGCCCAATCACCCACCTGCTGAGTACCACGGAACACTATGATGTCGATAGTCTTGCGTTTGGCAACAAAAGCCGTAGTCGAGGTCAAGCCGCACTCTATCTTGATCGCATCCTTGTTCGTATCTTTATACGCCTTCATCGACCATGAGCAGGCCATGTTAAGGAGGACCGGATCAAGTTTCATTTGTCGGCCTTATTCTCTAGTCGCTTGAAAATAGCGCCGAGCATTTCTTTGATTTCGCGGATGTCTTCGCGGTAATCATCTTTGGAGACGTACTGCATAGGAATAGACTTCATGTCAGCGTCTATACGATCAAGCAAAGCAAACACACGGTTTACTACCCAGCCACCAATAAACCCTGCCAAGGCGATAGCCACGTTAAACATTACTTGATAATCCATTACTTCATCACCACATTAGTAATTCCAACTACAACCAAAACAGAAAACATTAAAAACATCAGCACTATAACAACATCAATTGTGTTAGCTCTTGCTTCTGCTTTTGCTTTCGCTTCATGAATACGCATATTTCTTAATCTGGTGCGCTCCCTAATCATGT